TTGGCACAAACGATTACGGCTCTAGCGCAATCGACCCTATGTTGATTCGCTGGTCAGGGCAGGACGACATCTACAACTGGACGCCTGACGCAACAAACCAAGCGGGGTTCACCCGCCTTTCTCACGGCTCTCAGATCATTACAACCGTGCAGGCTCGTCAAGAGATTGTGGTGTTTACCGACTCGGCCATCTACTCTTTGCAGTACCTTGGCCCCCCTTACGTATGGGCACCGCAGTTGCTTGGTGACAACATCTCTATCATGGGCCCCAATGCGGCGGTGATTGCTTCGGGTATTGTGTATTGGATGGGTGTTGACAAGTTCTATGCCTATGATGGCCGTGTACAAACGCTTAACTGTGACCTGCGCCGCTACATATTCCAAGACCTGAACCAAGACCAGAATGAACAGGTGTTCTGCGGCACAAACGAAGGCTTCAACGAAGTCTGGTGGTTCTACTGTTCCGCTGGTTCCACCACAGTTGACAAGTATGTGGTGTACAACTACCTTGAGAAAATCTGGTACTACGGCACGATGGCGCGTACTGCTTGGCTTGACTCGGGCTTGCAGCCATACCCTATTGCGGCAACATACATCAACAACTTGGTGTACCACGAGAATGGTCTGAACAATAACGAGACCGCCACAACCACAGCCATCGACGCCTACATTTCCTCGTCTGAGTTTGACATTGGTGACGGCCATAACTTCGGTTTTGTGTGGCGCGTACTACCTGACCTGACCTTTGAGAATGCCACGTCTTCGCCAACTGGCGCTGCGGCTACTGTGAACATGACACTGTACGGGCTTACCAATTCAGGCTCTGGCACGACAAGTTCCGTAAGTCAGCCGGTGGTTAAGGGTAGTAACTATGTGATTACTGAAGAGTTTACAGGGCAAATCTTCACACGCCTTCGCGGTCGCCAGATGATCTTTAAGATCAGCTCAAACCAGATTAATACGGCTTGGCAGCTTGGCGCTCCTCGTATTGACATCAGACCGGACGGTCGTCGTTAATGGCTACATCCAACCGCATCATCAACCCTGCCCCACCTAACTTACCACTGGGGCCACAGGAGTACGAACGCCGGTATCAGGATCAGTTTGCTAACGTTTTGCGTTTGTATTTCAACCAACTGCGTAACGCCTTGACAGAACTGCTAGGCCCAACCGGGGGTAAATACATCAGCTTTCCGCACATCTCGGCTTCTAGCAATCTTGACCAATACGCTACGGGGGATAACACCCCTACAAAAATAGGTTGGACTTCTACGGAGACCATAGAAGGTTTTACACTTGACCCTACCGGATACGCTTCAAATGATTTTGCTGGCGTATACAAAATTGACTACGGTATACAGCTTGCCAACAACGATAACGCTATTCATTTTGCAACAGTATGGCTTCGTGTGAATGGTAATGATGTGCCTTTGTCTGGGGTGAAGTACACCCTCCCTGCACGTAAAAGTGCGGGCGAGCCTTTTGAGTTGCTGGCGTTTTCTAGCATAGTGTTCCCCGTGGACGCTAACGATCGGATTGAATTGTGGTGGGCAACGGATCAAGCTGCTGTCAGCGGTGGCGCATCAGGTGTTTATATAGAAGCCGCGCCAGCAGCTACGAGCCCGTACATCCGCCCATCTATTCCAGCCGCAATCGGCTCTATAACATTTGTGTCTGCGTTACCAACATGATATTATCGACTAACCCCCATTTTGAGAGGCAAACATGAGCCTTGCAGTACTAGCCGACCACATGGCATCGAAGGGTCGCGGCCCAGATTCGATGCTTATCCACATGGCCCCCGACGAAGTGCGGGGCCTTCAAGCGCTTGCTATGGCGCACGGTGGGTCACTGACTATTAACCCTGAGACCGGTCTTCCTGAAGCTGGGTTCTTGAAAAAGCTTCTCCCTGCAATTATTGGTTTTGCTATTAATACTTTTGCTCCCGGAGTTGGCACAGCAATTGGAAACGCTCTAGGTACTAGCGCGGCGGTAGGTACCGGTATTGCAGTAGGTGGAGTTGAGGCGTTACGTACAGGCGATATTGGTCGTGGTATATCGGCTGGCTTGGGTGCTTATGGCGGTGCTAGTTTAGGTGCTGGATTGGAAGCCGCAGGGGGTACAGGGGCAGCCTTAAGTCAAGGCGCTTTAGATACGCGACTAGCGCAAGCAGCTCAATCTGGAATTTCCGAAGGAGATGCATTTAGACAATTCCTTACAAGTGATGCTAACCCTGCGGTGTCTGAAATAGTTAAAAATGCAAGTCCTTGGGAAAAAGTAGTAGCTGGCGCTGGTCAAGCCGCAAGCAACCCAATGCAGGCGGTTAAAGACTACGCTAAACCTCTAATGTACGCTGCGGGCCCAGCTATTGCTGCTGGTGCTAATGTGCAGAGTAACATGCCCAAAACAACAACTGCCCCAGCTACTGCGGCTTATCGTCCATATTCTTACGACCCATACGGCGGTACGTTTGAGTCTCAGGGTGTTTATCCAATTAACCCACCACCCCAAAAAGGTGCTGAAGGTGGCTTAATGAGTATGGCCGACGGTGGATATAACCCCGGCGTACTAGATTTTGCTCAGCGCAGTGAGCCCGTTGTGCGTATGGCTGACGGTGGTTTGTGGTCTGCAGCAGACTTCAAGAAAAATATTTACGCTGGCGGTGCGAACGATACTGAAGCTACTCGACGTGGTTTGCAATACGCTGCCGACCAAGGCTTGACTGGCCAACAAACTACAGACTTGTGGAACAGTGCTCTAGGCACAAATTTTACGACTGCAGATTACGACGCTGTAATGGCATCGTACGGCATTAAGCCAACCGTCAACACAAACACCAACACAAACACCAACACCAACACCAACACAAGCGGTAACGACACAGTTGTAAGTGGCGCAGGTAACGATACAGTTGTAAGTGGCGCAGGTAACGATACAGTTATAAGTGGTGCAGGTAACGACACAATCAGTGGTGGATTGGGTAATGACACAGTTAGTGGTGGTCTTACCGACATTATTAATAATCTGGCTACAAACGATAGCACCGCCGATGATTTCCTCAAAGGCACTTCTGGCTACAACCAAGCTGACGTTACCGCTGCGTTAGATGCTTCAGGTCTTTCAGACGCGGCTAAGTACGCGCTTACCCATTCAGATATTGGCAGTGCGGCTAACACCTCTGAAACTTACGGCGGTCTTAAAGGCCTGAGCGACAACATCAACTATTGGCTGCAAAACCACCCCGGTGCATCTGCGCAAGACATTCGCAGAGAGATGGCAAAGTACGGTATATCGGAGGCGGACTTCATCCGTGCCACAGGTACTGACGTAAACAAATACGCTATGGGGCCTATTACAGAAGTACAGAATCTTGCTGAAGGCGCTGGTGGTGGAACAGACGCCAAGGTAAACGAAAACGGTACGATTACGACAACCGCTTTGGGCGGTACAAACGTCATTACAAATGATGACGGTACTAAGACGGTGATGCCGACCAACACTATGGCCGACATTCGAAACTTGTACACAAAAGGCGGTGGTAGCACAGGCTACGTGGTCAATGCGCCCAAGACAATGGAAGAGTTTAATACTCGGTTTAACAAGTTGACTGGCGGTTCTAAGCAAGCCTACGACTACCTGATGGGTAAGACCCCTTATTCCCCAACGCCTTGGACTCCCACTGGTGAAGTGATGAAGCCTTACGCCGAGTCGGTTCTAGGTGTGCCTGTAGACAAGTCAACCAAAAAATATTTGTTTGACCCAACTACTAGACAGTACAAGTTGAACCCCGACTACCAAGCCCCTATCTACGACCCAGCTACTCGTGAGCGCACTGCTGGTATGTCGTCTAATCAAATCTTAAGGGGTCTGCAAGCCCTGCCTAACCCAACGGACGATAAGGCTACGTACGATTACATGATTGCAAACAAGTTGACCCCCGAACAAGTTGCTGCGGCGCTTGGGGTTGATGTTGCTTTGATTCGTGCTAAGTACGAAGCAGTTAAGGCTGGTTCTACAGGTGGTACAGGTGGTACAGAAGATTTAACAAACAAATCAAATAAACCAACTTCTGACCCCGGCACGGGCAACGAGTGGGCTTGGTCTGACAGCAGCAATAAATGGATCGCTTTACCTACTTACGTCGGTATGGCCGCTGGTGGTCTGTCCGCTTTAGCTGCTGGTGGCATGAGTCACTTGGGTTCATACTCCGATGGTGGCCGACTGCTCAAAGGCCCCGGTGATGGCGTATCTGACTCTATTCCCGCAACAATTGGGCGCAAAAAACAACCTGCTCGTTTAGCCGACGGTGAATTTGTAGTCCCTGCACGTATCGTGTCTGAGTTGGGTAACGGCTCAACTGAAGCTGGTGCGCGTAAGTTGTACGCAATGATGGACCGCATCCAAGCAGCTCGCCGAGGCACAGTCGGCAAAGGTAGAGTGGCTAAGAATAGCCGTGCTGAAAAATATCTTCCCGCATAAGGAGCCGATAAATGGCTGATACCCCAACACAAATAACGCAAAACCAAGTAGGGTTTGCACCTGAACTTGCACCTTATGGACAAGCGCTCTTAGGTCAAGCGGCGGCGCTTACTGACACCACATACAACCCATACATGCAGTATCAGGGTGAGCGTGTTGCGCAGTTCTCTCCATTGCAACAACAGTCGTACGAAAATGCGGCGTTAATGCAGACTGCTCCCCAGCTTCAAGATGCAACGGCTTTGGCGGGGCAAGCGGGTCTTGCGGCAATTAACACGGGCTACACATACAACCCAATGACGACTAAGTCGTTCGGCGAAAACGCTGAAGGTTATATGTCTCCGTACATGCAGAACGTGGTTCAGCGCCAGCAACAGGATGCCACACGTCAAGCGGCTATTGCCCAGCAAGCACAAGGTGCTCAAGCTGCTCGTGCGGGTGCGTTTGGTGGTAGCGGTGATTACTTGATGCGCGCTCAAGGTGCGGCTAACTTAGCTCGTCAAAAAGGCGACATCCAAGCTACTGGCTTGCAGAATGCTTACACACAGGGCATGCAGCAGTTCAATCAAGAGCAAGCACAGCGTCAAGCTGCCGCTCAACTCAACGCACAACAAGGCCAGTTTGGTGCGGGTCTGGGTCTGCAAGGGCTGCAAACAGCTTTGACTAGCGCCAGCACGCTAGGTAACTTAGGTAACACCCAGTATCAGCAGAACATGGGCATCACCAACATGCAGAACCAGTTTGGTGGCCAACAGCAACAGCAGATGCAGCAAGACCTGAACAATAAGTATCAGGACTTTTTGAACTTCCAGAACTATCCATATAAGCAGTTGGGCTTCATGTCTGACATTCTTCGTGGTGCCCCTATGATGCAGACAGGTTCTAGCTTGTATCAAGCCCCTCCTTCAACTGCGCAAAATCTTGCCTCGCTAGGCCTCGGCGCGGCGGGTATCAGTAAACTATTTGCTGAAGGTGGTGAAGTTAAATCTGGTGGCGGCCTCGGCGCACTTGCTTTGAACAACTTGGTCTAAGGAATAATCATGATCGACATGGCATCTGTATACGCCAAGCGGTTTGAAAAGAACCCACAAATGCTGCAAGCGGCAGTCATGGGGCAGAGTCCTGACCCCAAGCTAGACCCCTACACTGCATTAAACGCACTGCGGCTCCTTAAAGAATCCAACATGATGGCGATGTCAAGACAGGCGCAGCAGCCTACTTCATCCCCCTCCCTTGTTGCTGAGAACATGGCTCCACAGATGGGCCTCGGTGCAATGGTGCCCGGTGCAATGGGTCAAGCTCCTCAAGGCCCGCAAGGTATGCCGCCACAAAGTGCACCTCGTCAGATGCCCCAAGCTCCTGTTATGCAAGCAGCATCTGGCGGTTTGGCTAGCATGCCGACCCCAGAGTATGAGTACGCCAAAGGCGGTATTGTTGCGTTTAGCGGAGCCTCTGGTAATCAACAAGTAGAAGATCCTACACAAAGAATCCTTGATGCAATTGCGGATGACAAGCGGCGTGCGGATTATGGTACTGAACAAGAACCCGGATGGGGTGGCGCTGACTCAACGGCAATAAATAGAGCGCAAGAAGCGCTTGAACGTTACATGAACTTTGAGCCTAAAGAAATGTCCACCAAAGAACAAGAAGCTTTTCTTGATAGGTATATGGCACGTGTGAAAAAAGCTGGCGGGGAAGATATATATGCTGCAGAGCTTGCGCGTGGCCCACAGGACGAAGCCGACAGAGCTAAAGCAAGACGAATTGGCGAAGCTAACGCATTGTTTACTGCCGCTGGAAAGATTCTTAAGGGTCGCAATTTGGCAGAAGGCGCTAGTGAAGCGTTGCCAGCATACGGCAGTGCAATGAATGAAGTTGAGAAACTTGACCAAGCTGCAAAATCTGCCAATGCAAGAGCGCAATTTTTGCTTAAGGATGCCCAGCGTAAAGAACGCATGGGTGATGTTCGTGGTGCTCAAGCTGCTTTGGCAGAGGCCCGTAAATTCCAGCAGGACGCTAACAAAGCCCAAGGCGAAAAACTTCGCTACGGTGCTGATATTGCAGCACGTACTGTTGGGTATAGCAAAACTTCTGGTAAAGGGGCTAGCGCGGCTAAATTGGCTGAACGGTTGGCCGACGCTGAAGAAGCATACGCATTAGACCCGAACCCAAAAAATAAAGCTATTTTGGATGCCTTAAGTAGCGCGGCTGCAAAGATGAAGACTTCGTTCTCTACAAGTGAGAATGCGCCTAACAAGCAAGCTGCGGCTTTGGCTCCTGTACAACAACGTGTTGATGCAAAAGTAGCACAAGACATAGCTGACTTTAAACTGTTCGATCCAGCGGGTGCGGCGTATAGAAGGGCTGTAAAAGCTAAGGCCACACAAGAAGCCGCTAGGTTGTTGAGAGAGGCGGAAAAAGAATTCCGTGCTACGCATGAAAGAACAGAAGGGCTTACCAGTGGTGGTAATAAAGCAGAAGCCGGTACTGCCGATAACCCAATCGTAATTAAGTAAGGCTTTAAATGCCCATCTACGAATACCAAGGTAAGCATTACGATATTGCTACCAATGACCCAGCCGCAGCTAAAGCCAAAATTCTTGGCTACCTTGGTACTCAGGAAGCACCAAAACCTGCGCCGGTTGCGTCAAAAACTCCGGTGGTCGAGGGTTACAACTTTAATTCCCCAATGGGAACTGGTTCAGATGAAATCATGGCAGCGGCTCAGCCAGCTCCAGCTAAGCCCGTAGTAGGAAAAGAACCGGCCCCTGCTAAACCTACCCCGTACAAAAACCGTCTCGAGATGCTCGATGATGTTGTCAACCTTCTTGAAGAAGGCGCAGACCGTGACGAAGTGAAGCAGTCACTACAAAATGCGGGTATTAAATGGGAAGACATAATTGCCCATGGACGGAAACGAGGCAGTCCTTACTTTAAACAGCAAGCGCCAATGGCTACGCCAGCGCCAGCCCTAGCTGAACCTAGCCCTACCGGTGAAATCAAAGCTACACCAGAAAAAGAATTTTTCTCCACTCCATACGACTGGACTGCGGAAGCAATCGGCAATACCTTTAAGCGCGTAGATGCAAGTCTGGGTGATGTTGCTACAAGTTATTTACTCCAAACAGGCGTAACCGATGCCGACGGCGCAGGTCGTTTACTGGCACGCAACGCAAAGCAAAGAGCAGCCGCAGCCCCCTCACAAGCTATTCGTGCGGGTATGGAAGAGATTGGTAGCGCCGAAACTTACGGTGAAGCTATTAGTGCTCTGGCTTCTAACCCACGTGCAACATTCACGATGCTGGTGGAGTCTTTGGCTGTATCTTTGCCCGGTATGGTGCCTTCTTTGGTGCTCGGCCCAGCAGGAGTTGTGGCTCGTTCTACTGCGGCAGGTCTTAGTTCTGGTGGTCTTGAGTATGGCTCGGTCATGGCTGATGTCTTGCAAGACAAGGGCGTCAATATGCTGGATGCAAATGCAGTGTCCAAGGCATTGTCTGACCCCAAGATCATGGAAGAGATCAAAGAAAAGGGCGCTAAGCGTGGTTTAATTGTCGGCGCATTTGATGCGTTGTCTATGGGTATGGCTGGTAGGTTCCTGAAACCTGCGCAAGCTCTGATCGCTGAAGGCAAACTTGCTGGCGCTGCGGCTAAAAAAGCTACGATGGCGGCGTGGGGTAAAGAGTTAGCAACTCAGATGGCTGGTGGCGCTGGCGGTGAACTAGCCGCACAAAAAGCTACAGGTGAAAACAAACCCGCCGATGTGTTGTTGGAAGCCGTTGCTGAGGGCATGACTGCCCCACTTGAAGCACGTTCTAATTTGCGCGAAGCTAAGCTGGCTGAACAAGAAGCCGCTATCAATGCAGAACTTGCGGCTGGGAAGAAAGTAACGCCTGAACAAATTCGTGCTGACAGGATTGCTGCACTTACTGAAATACTCAGACAGCAAGGCATCCCAATAGAAAACGCTGGAAATATTGCCGCACGCAAAGTCGATGCAGAGTTAAAAGCTGAAGCCAAGACTGCTGCTATTAAGATACCTGAAGGTCGTGTTGCCCAGATCACTCAAGATTTAATTGCCGCTGGGGTAGACCCACAACAGGCAAGGCTAGATGCAGAACAGTTAGCCCAAGAGGAGGCACAAGCAGATGAGCTTGCGCAGGCAGAAACGGGAGGAACAGCAAATGTTAGACAACCTGTCGTTACACCAAGTGGAGAAAGCGTTAGCGTGGCTGGACAGCCCGATACAGAGCCCCCCGCCGGAGGAGCTGGAGTCGCTGACACAGGTGGAGTGGATGTTGCTGGACAGAATGCTCCAAGCACTGCTGGTGGAGAGGGAACAAAGCCGACTACATTAGAAGAGCGACTTCCCCCCGAAGACAATAAACCACCAGAAGCCAAATCTGAAAAAGCGGATGAAAGTTGGAAAAACCTAGGCCAAGTACAGCGTTACGAGGAACCCGGGGTAGGTAGAGCCACTACAGACAAACCGCATGGTATCTATACAACCCCTGCAAATGTGGAGTCCCCACATAAAGACTTAGGCGGTGAGCGTTCGACATGGGACGTTAATCCAAATGCAAATGTTTTAGACGTAACACCACTTGCAGGGCCAGATGTAGCTATGCGCCAAAGCGCTGTTGGTGCGGGCGCGGGTGTGGCTGCGGCTAAAAAATTATTAGGTGCAGAGCATTTTGAACTCCTTAAAGGGATGGGCAAAGACGTTCTAGTTATAGCGGCAAATGTCCACTTCCCCGATGTAGACTTTAGTAAGTATTACGACGCCCAAGAAGTTATGGAGGCTTTAGGTGCGCAACTAGCCAAAAAAGCTGGATACGATGCTATTTGGCAAGCTGATAAAGACCCAGCGTTTAGCGAATTTGTAGCGTTGACTGATAACGCTATGACCCCAACTGAAACTAAAGGAGCCGACCTTGGCACTGAGACCACTGAAGCCGTCGAAGCAACGCAAGAAGGACAAGAAGCACCAGCAACCGGAGCAGTAAAAGGTAAACGTGGTCGTAAAGCCGCACCTGCCGAAGTCAAAGAGCAAAAGAAGTTAACCCGCAACGAACAGAACCGGATTAACAACGATGCCGACTACAAACTGAAAAAGTACACTGCTCAGCTTGAACAAACTCTCACGCCTGAGCAGATTGAAGAACTTAGTTTGGAAGAAGCTGAGCAAGCTGAGATTGATGCACGGCAGTCCCGCCGCAGTGCGCTCCGTGGTTTGCTGGAGTTGCAAGGCAACCCTAACATCGCTCGTGGCAGCGCGGTCGGTAAACGAATCAGTGCAGCACTAAAAGCGTCTAAGGCTACGGAAGCAGAGCTAGCAGATATACGCCGGGGCATGAAAGCCGCCGAAGAAGTTCTCACCGGACCCAAAGAAGACGTACTCGGTGGGGTTGCAACTTCTGGTGTGTCAGGAAAAACAGAGGCTAAAGTTAATAAGTCGTCTGACGTTAAAGTTGGCAAAGCTGACACTGGGTTTAGCAAACTTACCAACGGTTCACAAGCAATTGCGCACATCCTTAAGACTGGTAATTTGTTCCAGCGATTTGTGGCTCAGCGCATCCGCAACTTTGTAGTCGGCGTTAAGTTTGTGGTGGTTGAAAAGGGTGATGGAACCCCAGCTAAGATTCTTTCTGAACTTAGCGGTGCGCGTGGTTTGTTTGTGTATACCCCGGGTTCTAAAGAACGTACCATATACGTACGTGGTGCTAGCTTCGGAGACCAACAAGGCATCAACGTTATAACTGTGTTGCACGAATTACTGCACGCAGCTACTGCTAGTCGTATTGAAGCAGGTCTATTAAAAGGCTTTAGGAACGCCAGCCTCCAAAAGTTCATGCGCGAGATGGAAAGCCTGATGAAGAAGGTGGAGAACGAATACCACCAAGGCGTGCGCCGTGGCACCGTACCTAATGAAGTTCAAGACTTAGTTGAAACCGGTGCAGAAAATGTGGATTTCGACAGCAGAGGCCGTCCTAAGTTTGAGATATTCAACAACCCGCATGAGTTCTTGGCTTACGGCATGTCTAGCCCTGAGTTCCAAAAATTCTTGATGAGCGTGCAAGGTACACGGGGTACAGGCTTCTCTGGGTTTGTTAGCAGTATCCGTGATTTGTTTGGTGTTAAAGCTAGTGACGCTACTGCGTTTACCGACTTAGTTGACATCACTGACAAGATGCTTGGCACAAGGCGGACTGCTGTACAGACTAAAGGCGGTTCGCTCCAACAAAAGGGCAAGTTCACTCCTCCCGAATTTGACGAGCAAGCAGATATTAAAGCGAAACGCTCGGCACTTCAATTAACCAAAGACGTGAAGATTGCAAAAGAAAAGGTGCGTCTGTCTCGTGAAGGTGAGCTGACTAAAAATGTAGAGCTGATGCAGTTGGCACGTGACCCCAAAGCCGTGCGCGAGATATTGGCTAACGCAGTTGATGAGCTAGGGTATAAAAAGCTACAGGCTTCTGTGCTTATGCCTACGTTTGACTTCTTGGCTAAGTGGGCCGACGACGTTGGTATCTCTGCGCTGAAACAAACAAATACACAACTACAACGCATGTTGGGTATGTCTCAGCAATTCTTAGCTGGTGCTGAGCAGGTCATTGGTTCGCTCAATCGTGGCTTTAAAGAAGACCCTAACCTTAGTCGTGAAAAGTTCTCAGACTTTGTGTATGCCACTACGTTGGCAGAGGTTGACCCATCCGATCCAAACTTTCGTGACGTAGAGGTAGAGCGCAAAGAAAAGAAAACTAAAAAAGGCGCTAAACCTCAACCAAAGACAACGACTCTTGCCGCCGACTACAAAGCACTCGGCCCCGTCGGTCAGCGCATGTACAAACAGTTGCGCGACTACTATGAAGCAGTGATTGAGTTGTACTCAGACTTGCTGGATGAGCAGATCAACGGCATTCAGGGTATGGCTCCTGAAGAGAAGAAAAACTTGATGGCTATTCTGCGCAAGACCTTTGAGTCTGAAGCAAGAATTAAACCCTTCTTCCCATTGGTGCGCCGTGGTGACTATTGGTTGGCAATTGGCAAAGACGAAAACCGTCTGTTCTATTTGTTTGAAACACGCGCAGAACGAAACGCTAAGGCTAAGGAGTTAGCCGCAGGTCGTGGAGAAGACTACGAAGACGCGCTGTTCCGTCAAGAGTTCACACAAGGTAATGACCTGAATACGCTACGTGCCGCATCACAGAACGCAAGTGAGATGCTCAAGAAAGTTTTTGAAGCAATTGATGCAAAAGACTTGGGCTCCCCTTCCGCTAAAGAAGGTTTGAAAGATGCGATCTACCAAATTTATTTGACCACGATGCCGGAGCAATCGTTCCGTCGTCAGTTCACACATCGTAAAGGCCGTGCTGGTTTCAGTACAGACTTGCAACGCAACATTGCAACTACGGCTTCTAAGCAATCCATTCAATTGGCTCGGTTGAAGTACGCACCACAGCTTCGCCTCTCACTATCAGCCGCACGTGATTCAATCCGCGAGCGTGAAGAGTTGTCTCCGTTTGTGCAAGAAGCTGAGAAGCGTATTGACATGGCGCTGTCTGGTGACCACGGCTCTTTGAGCGAAGCTGTTGCAGGTGTTGCAAACAAGGCGTCCTACTTCTGGTACTTGTCTTCTGCTGCGTCGGCTTTGATTCAGCCTTCTAGCGTATTCATTTCTGGTTTGCCTGTACTTGCTGGTAACTACAACAACGCTACGGGCGCGGCGGCAGAACTTGCAAAGATGACTACGTTGGTCAATCAGTACAGTGTGTTCCGTACTAACGTAGACGGCAAGACTTCTATTTCTGCGCCAAGTATTGCCAACAACAAATCACTCCCTGAAGACGAGCGCAAAGCTATCAGTGAGATGACTGCACGTGGTGTGTCTGAATCTACCTACGCTTCTTTGGTGTGGGGCTACAAGAGCATGTCCACCGAGCGGTTTGAAGGTGTTGTTGGAAAAGGTAAGCGTCTTGCTAACTTGATGGTCGGCGCACTGATGCACAACACTGAGCGTTTGAGCCGCGAAGCCGTCTACCTAGCGGCGTATCGTTTAGGTAGAAAGCAAGGGCTTGATTACGACGCTGCTGTTCAAAAAGCTGTTGACTCTACTAATGAAGCACTGGGCAACTACGACGTCACTAACCGCCCACGATACATGCAACAAGGTATCGGTAAGATTGCGTTCCAGTTTAAGACGTACCCACTGCAGATGTCTTTGTTGTTGTTGACCAACTTCAAGAAGATGATTCCCTTCCTTAACAAAGAAGGTAAAAAAGAAGCGGCTACTAAATTCTTTGGCATGTTGGGCACTTCATACTTGCTCGCCGGTGCCGCGAACATGGCGTTGTTCAGCCCAATCATGGGGCTTGCGGGATGGGCTTGGAGTCAGATGGGGCTTGACGATGACTGGCCTGAAGAACTCAAAGACATAGACTTTGAGACTTGGTTCCGCACTGTGTTCCTGCCTGAGAAGTTGGGTGACGTTACGCTCGGCGGCGTGCCTGTAAGTGACATTGTTGACCGGGGCCCACTGAATGCAATCACTGGCTATGACATTGGTTCCCGTATCGGTCTAAATGATCTGTGGGGCCGTGATAGCAAAGAAACTAAGACTTCTAGAGAAAGCGCAATTGCTTTTATGCTGGATCACTTTGGTGGCCCAACAGCTAGTTTGTTACTTGGTTTTGCCGACGCCTATGACGCTTACGCATTGGGTGACTACCAAAAGATGCTAGAGAAGATGCTCCCTGCTGCCGCACGCAATCTTGTGGTTGCCAACAAATACGCAGACGAAGGCATGAAGACTGCACGTGGTAAAGAATTGGTTAGCAAAGACGATGTCAAGACAGGTGAATTGATTGGTCAAGCAATTGGTTTCCGCCCTGACATTCTTGCAGTTACCCAAGGTCCGAGCTTCAAGTTGACCGGCATCGACCAAAAAATTAACAACCAACGCAACTTGCTTTTAAACAAGTTGGACTTCAATCTTCGCAAAGACACGCCCGAAGGCATCGACAAGTTCAATGAAATCTTAGCGGATGAAGTAACCAAATTTAATATCAAGTATCCGACATACAAGTTAGACGGCGAGAGCATTAAAAATTCACTGCGGGAAAAAGCTAAGCAACGTGAAAGTTCTCGTGCCGGTGTGAACGTCACTAAGAAAAATATTGTGATCGTTGAAGAAGCTGTAAGTACGCTTGAAGATCGTTTGGACAAACGCGCCATGGAAATGGCTAAGCGTAGGGCAGAAAAAAACCCCCGGTGATGAGCCGGGGGCTAAAGGGGGCTAGTTACCCCCCAAGGAGAGTTCCCATGTCAGCAACTGCATAGCCAACATGGACAGTCTAACTTAAACTCTCCACACCCGTAAACCTTTAATGCCTTCTTCTATAACTACTTTCGTAACCACAGTCATTTTTAGACGTCTACTTACTGCCGCAATTGTTTCCCGGGCGGCCTTTTCCTCGATGCAGGGTACAAAGAAAGAATAGCCGCGCCGGAATTTAGACCAGTCAATCTGATACGACACTGTCTCGATTTTCATCGGTACTCACAAGTGCATCCATTTGTAAGAACTCAGAGTTGGATGCGTCAAACTTCAGCACCCGAACTGCAGGGGCAACAATCTTCATGCCTTTGGACATTCGCTTGTTCACACCCTCAACGTAAATCTTGGCGTTACCCAATTCTTTCAAGGTCGTTTTGTAGTTGATCTGCTGTTTGACGCAGAAGTCTTTGAACTGCTTGGCTGCAATAAAAAGTTCTTTGGTATCTGGCTCGTAGCGTATGAGCAGCTCTCCACGGGGCTCGAGCATGGGCATCGACTGCAGGTTACTGCGAGCGTCGACCTCACCATTTACAACCAAAGCATTATTAATGTGAGCGTTCACAAACTCGCCAAGGATAGTCACCGGAGTTGAGTTTGGTGGTTGAATCTCAAACCGCATGTCGCCGAGCATGTCTTTCAGCCAGTCGTAGATTGCCTTCATGTCGTAGTCGTGCAGACCCAAGTTACCGGCAATCAAACCACCGGCTATGTTGCATGCAGACACACCAGACCAAAAGCGCTCTTTCTGGTTGAACTGAACTTCTCGGTCAATCCTAGCCTGAACCTTACGCATCAAAGCTATGGCTTCTTCTAAGTTGTTTACAAGCCACTGGATGTAGATGTCCCCAGCATGCCCAAAGTTCTCGCGCATCTGATGGTCAAACATCTGCTTGCCTTCTTGCACGTCGATGATGCTGTTAGGCTCAATCTTGTACTCAAGCAGACGCATGGACTCACCATCTGGCGAGTTCTTAGCTACCCCTAACTTCTCATAAAAGCTGGCGTTTGCAGAACATAGGGTAATCCCTTGCCACTTAGTGTTGTTTATACGCAACTCATTGGTTGAGCCTTTCATCTTGTCTTTGCCCCGCCCTTGGGAGATGCTGTAAGCCAAGTCTGAAAACTCCATGCCGCTCAAGTTGGTGATCTCGTCAATCGTATTGGGCAGATTGTTCATCACGCCGAGTCGGTGCATCTTTGCGTTGAACGTATCCTTATACATGGATGTAAGTTCTTTGGGCTGACCATACACACTGTTGCACATAAACAACGCTGTCGACTTACCCGAACCTGACTCGGGGTGAATCACGTTAATGATCGCACCTTCAAGCCCTGTGAATTTCAACAGTGGTGAGCCGAACGCTGTTAGTGCGGCAAACGCATGGGGTTCAAGACCCGGCCTAGCGTACATATTGAATGCTTCTTTCCACTTCTCAAACGTACCCTTGGGGATGATCTTCTCGGCTACATCTTTTGTGGTGCTTGATGGGGGGCTGTAAAACACTCCGTCCTTTGTAATTTCTCGATCGCCAAGGATGAACTTGCTGTCCCCCTCGACCCAACCAAACTGAGTTCTCATGGTCTCTGCCTTTCTAACGTACTGCAAATTTTTTATAAAGAAAACAACATACCTTGCAAGCAATTCGTACTGTGTTTTGTGGGCTACGACCCCATGCTGTGCCAACTGTTTGCGCAACTCATCAGGCGACGAGATTGACATCGTGGAGATGCTGAACTCTCTAACGCCATCGTGCGGTAAGTGCAAACGGAACAAAGCTACTTCGCCAATCTCAGGGTCACGCATACGCTTGACCACATAGAAGTCATGCTCGTAAACAAGTTTGGGCTCGGCTTCGGCATCTTCGCTCTCAGGGCGAATGTAGACACCACCTTTTTTGCCACGGAAAAACGGAAATGGATACTCGGGTATTTGTTGTATTTCTACTGAACCGTCATCACTCTCGACGGCGTACTCATTGTCTTCTGCATCGGCTTCTTCAATCTCAACGCCGAGCATGATGGGTGACTTGATCTTGCCTCTGTGGATACAACCCTCACAACCTTGCGGGTTGAGTTTTGCAAACGTAGAGCAATGATGTGGGCCACCCTTCTTTCGTAGGTTATTGATCTTGTTGTCAACTTCTACTGGGTCGTAGCCTTCGTGTTCGCTAGATAACTTGTGCGCGGCTTTGTCACCATCTACGCAGAAAGCTGCAATAGAAAGAGCGGATCGCCACAATGGTTCTTCAATGCTGTTTTGATTTTCAAAGCAGTGGTTAAGTTGGGCGCACCCAGCCTCGCCTTTCAGCATGATCGTCTTAAACCGCTTGACCTTGTTGCCCATCAGTGCTTCCATCATCGGGCTCATAGAGCGCGGGATGAAGTCGGGTACATCGTCTTTCGGGTCGGGCGCACCAAGCAAGTCTTTCAACTCTTGGTATGTCATGCGAGGTGTCAGTTGGTTTAGTACTGTTACCTCTTTGGCGTCTTCTTGTTTGAAGTTGAATGTGCCGGGGATGCGCAGGATACGTGAAGCCTCAAAGACTGAGGAGTCCACAATTAACCCATGCTCAACGCACAACTCACGAAGCCGATTGGCTAGTGGTTCCCACTCGGTGCGGGACACTGTTTCTTCTAGCAACCAGTACGCATGAATGCCGTAGCCGGAGCTAACTAATATTGGCTTTGGTAAGCCGACTGCACTGCAGAACTTCTTGAACTCATCGAGTCCGATCTGCTGATCGAGATAGCCTTTGATAATGCCTTTTTCGTCGGGTACACCTTTTGTGGGGCCACAGTCAATGTCCATCCACAGAGCACGGAAGTATTTGGCATTCTCATGGGTGCGGTTGTTTAACGAGCCGTACTTGGCGCAACCGAAGTATGCGTCAATCCTACGTTGAACAAATCGCTGCGCTAACTCTTCAACCTCTTCTTTAGTATCTACAAAATGCTGGTCAGGATACCTACCAATCCCCATCACACAGTAGCGCCCTTCCGGTGGCAGTACTGTATCCAGTAGATCGAAGGTTGACATGTTTTACTTTATTTGATGGTGAGCTTTGGTGTTGGTGATGTAGTCGCTGATTGCTTGCGCATAACTCGGATGCGGTTCTCGGTCGCCCTTGAACCAATTGTAGATAGTCATCCGAGTCACTCCGAAGTCATCTGCAATTTTGCTGACGCTTATATTTGCGCGGATACACACACGACCCAAGGCCACACCCAAAGACTTGATGCTTGCTTTTTTATTGGCGTACACCAAGCTTTGGCTATAACCATAGGTCATGCGTTCACTCCTCGTCGCTCCAAGCCTTCACCACAGAGTCAAGGTCTTTCTTGACAGTTGGCTTTGGCTCGGCTTTCTTCTCACGCTTGGTTGGTTCCTCGATGGGAGACTCAACTTTTGGCGCGTCGGCTTTAGGGGCTGGTGCTTCTAACTTAGGCTTACCCGCCATGTCAGCTTGGTATGGTGTCATAACGACCATCTTCAGCACGTCGGGCTTCTTAGCCACTTCGCTAGTAACAGCGTACTCACCTTTGTTAATGAAGCGTGCGGGTGTGAACAGCACTGACTGGTTGTCGTTCTCTTCATTGAAGCTGATCTGCGTAATCACATAGTCCAAGCTCTTGCCGTTGTTGGCTAGGTACTTAGAATAGTTTTCAAAGGTGTGCGTGTTGTCGCCCGCACCGTCACCGAACAATGACTTAGAAGCCAAGTTCATTTGGTAGACTTCGCCTTCCAACGATGTGCCGAAGTCTTCTTCCAACACCAACGCAATACGGCGTGAGTAGCGGCAAGCTTTGGAGTTGCCCATACCTGAACCCTTGGTGTTTTGAGTGCAGTTGTCGCAACGCTCAGATTGCTTGTTTGCAGAACCTTCATCAGGTACACGACCGTCATTAGAGAAGCAGTCGGGCGCAGTCGGCTCGGCATCGGGACTCCACTGCTTTGCGTAGAAGATACGACCCACAGCAGGGGATGCGTTAACGATGATAGCGTTCAAGTTACCCTTGACCTTGCCCATCTCTTCGCCGCCGACTGTCTTACGGAAGATTCCGTTTTTAGGCACGATGCGTTTAACGCCAGACTTGCCAGCGAGTTGTTTTGTAAGCTCACTAACACCTGCGGTTTGCAGGAAGTCGGGGAGGTCTTGGTTGAGAATAGTGAGATTACTCATTTTCATTTTTCCTTAGAACGTCTAACAACCACGGTATAAGCATTCTCCACATTGAGACCAAGTGGTAGAACTGTGGGATTCTCAGAGAGGAAGTCCTTCATGTTTGTTTGGTGAAGTCTCTTCTCTAACAGGCCAAATGCACCATGCTCCTCTATGAAGTCGTACATTGAATCCCAATCGTTCGTCCAGTACCGTGACTTTACTGAGCGAATAATCGTGCCGTGTGGGGTGCGAATGCTGTCGGCATTCATCTCTTTGCATACATCGAGCATCTGTGCTTCTAAAACATCCATCTGCTCTTTGAGGTCTGTGTCTTCAGCTTCAAACATGCGCTTGTTTTCGGCACGCTTGTCTCTGATCTTGATGTAGATTGACGTTAGCTTGGCTAAGTCCATCGGGGTGATTCTGTCTCGTGCTTCTTCCATCTGATTCTCCTAATAAGGTGTGTGGTGCTAGCGGTTCACATAAAGCAGTGTTTTTTAGCGCTTTGTCCGCAATGAAAGGAGAGTCTAACGGCGCTAACCCGTCAGCCACTAGCACCACACAATTCAAATTATATATTAAGTTTTGACAATGTCAACATCTTCTGAAGAAATTTCTTGCTTGTACAAGTCAATTACTTTTTGATGGTTGTTGATGTTGTTTTGAAGCATCGAGTACATCTTGGCTTCGATGGGGCTACCCTTGATATGCACAATGGTCATGTTATTGACTTGCCCCGGGCGGTCGATACGTGCGTTGGCTTGCAAGTACGTTTCAACACTTGTGCATGGAGCATACCAAATGATTGTGTTGGCGGCAGTTAGAGTTAACCCGTGTGATGCCGCCTTTGGTTGTATCAGCAACACTTTCGGTTCCGCTTGCTCTTGAAAGTGCTTGACAATATCAGAGCGTTTGTTTACAGACACTGACCCGTTGATGACGTCACATGTGATGCCGTTCTTAATTAAGTGCTTCTCAAGCAACTCGATGGTGTGCGTGAACGGAACAAACACAAGCACCTTGTGGCTCGACTCTTCAATGACTTCCTGCACCACATTCAGTCGGCTACTCACGTCAAACTCAACCACTTCGCCCGTATCCGTATACACCGCACCTCCAGCTATTTGAAGAAGTTTGTTGATTTGAACGGCAGCGTTAACTGCGCTTACTTCTTCTCCAGCAGCCTCAATCAGCATCTGCTTCTTTAGTATGGTGTAGAACTTATGTTGCTGCGGTGTCAATGGTGCATCTCGCTCAACAAACGTAACAGGCGGCAAGTCGAGGCAGTCGGCTTTCTCAAACCTGATGGCGGGTTGTAGTGCTTTATGCACGATGAGCTGTGACGTTGGCTTGGGTATCCACTTGTACATAGTCAGCTTCATCATCACTGTGTCGCGGAACTGACCAAAGAAAGGTGACACACCCTTGGGGTTCACAAGCTTTGCCAATCCGTAAGCATCCACAGGCGACTGCGCGGCAGGCGTACCAGTCAACATCCACAGACCCTTAATAACTTTTGTTAGGTCGCGCAAGTCTTTCCAACGCTCGGTCTGCACATTCTTATAGGCTGATGCCTCGTCCACCACGATGAGGTCAAAGCCACCCGCCATGATTTCTTTCTTAACAATGCCGACACCATCGAAGTTGATGATGACGAACTCGGCACCGGTATTCACAATCTCCTTGCGCTTACGTGCCGCACCATAAGCGACTGATACGGTTCGGTGAATTGCAAACTTAAACAAATCGTTCTGCCATGCCGACTTCATAATCGACAAGGGGCAGATCACTAACACACGCTTCACTAATCCAATGGTCATCAGGTAGTCGACAGCCCAAATCACTGACGCTGTCTTACCTGTACCTTGCTCATTGAAGCAGAAAGCTTTTGGGTTCCCTGCCAAGAATTCTGCTGTTGTCTTCTGATGCTCGAATGGTGCGAACCCCGGTGGGCGGGGCCATGTGTACTCTGATAGGTTCATTTGTTTTCAATCTAACTTGTTGCCTTAGTCGGTCTATTTCTATACTGTCGTGGGGTATCTGATTGAACAATAGGTCGTGTGAATGGTTGAGTACATCTACCCAGTCCACCCAACCACTGCCAAAAATAAGAAGCCACTTCTGCTCGGGTGTCATTTTTTCTTACGTTCTTTGGCGCTTACTTCTGACACAACTTTGTGGTTAGAACCACGTTTGAATGAGCGATTGGCTGATGGCGACTGGAGTTTGACTCCGTCTTTGTTAGTGCCGCCTTTAGATAAAGCTCTGATATGCGCAACATCTTTGCCTTCGCGTACGTCAGCACGTCCATCTTTGTTTCTGTCGGCGCTCTTCTTGTCGATTGATTCTCGTGCGCGTTGTCGTTCGAGCCGTTCATCGGCTTCTCCTCTTGCTATTTGTTGTTGATATTCTTTTTTGTAGGGGCGGGGTTTGTTAACGTATGGCATAGTCGGTGTCCTTTTCCATGTGGGAGCGGTTAAGTTCTTCGTGTGTTAAGCCAAACTCTTCGGGTTTGGCTTCCCAAAGTGGCGCACGTCCCTCATTTTCGATGACTCGAAGGGTTTTGCCAACTGCTAGGCATACTTCCATGAGCATCTCGGCTTTCTTCTCCATGAAAAGCGCATCAATTTGAGCCTTAACTTCTTCCCGCACCACAGTTCGGGCTACTTCTTTAACCCTGCGTTTGATTTCACCTTCAAGAATGATGGCGGTGTCGATTTCGTCATTGGGCATTTGTTGTGTCATGGGTTAGTTCCTGTTGTATTCACATTCTTTCACTGAGCAGAACTTGCACAGTGGGCCTTGTATGGGGTTCCAAACCCCGTTCTCTAGCGCCGCTTCAATTCTTGCGACGTCTTGTGCGGGTTTTTCGATGTACTTTTGCATCATCTCTTGGTGGTGGGTAGCTCTCACGAATTCCTTGCTGACTACAAACAAGAGGGCCGACTTCACCTTCTGAATTTCCGGATACTTGGCGAATAATCCACAAGCGACAAGATCGAGTTGCTTCACGTCCGCATATCTCGCACTCTTGCTTGTCTTGTAGTCTATGGAGTGTGCCGTTTTCGTGGTCGGATTGATAATCACCAAATCCGCTACCCCATGCCACCACACATGCGGAGCATCGAATTCGCACGACTCTAAGTTCTTCGTCAACCCAAGTTTGACTTCGCATAACTTTTCCCCCGGGATGTCTTTTAATACGTCTAGTGTCGCTTGCATATAAGCAAACTGATCTGGGATCGGCGTTCCATCACGGATGTATTCTTCCGCCACAGTGTGAGCCGCTTTGCCATACAGCGTTGCCTGTGTGTCAGGTTCAACAACGTCCTTAGCAATCTTGGTGTGGTAGTACTTCTTAGGACATTGTTGAAATGTTTTCAGGCTACTGAATGACCAAACGATACTCATCTTTTCATGTTCCTTACAAAAATAGCAAAGCTTGCGGCAGTATCACCAAGAGTTTTCATCTTGTCGAACTCCCTTGCAACTTCTTCAAGTGTTTCATTGCGTTGTATGTTTTCAATTTCTTGCCCAATCCTTGATACTTCTTGTAGGGCTATTTCACGCTTACGCCAACCTGATGATTCGTAGTCTTGAATGTCGTCGTCATCTTCTTTCATCCGTTTTTCTCCTTTAATTTGGTTTCAATGGCTCGGGCAAATGCAACCATTTCGGCATCACTTCTTGGCTCGTTATACGAATCGTAAATCTCATCATCCGTCAGTCCAACCCACTCACGCTTCTCGTACAGTGGTGTCATCTCGGGAAACAAATTGTCAAACGTAATCACATCACGCTCTTTGTTAATCCATGCTGTTGGTTCGTTCATATTGGTGCATCCTCGTGGTTGTCAGGGTTGAACTTAGGGATTCGGTTGCCCTTGTCCTTGGGGTTTGGGAATGGCGGGAAAGGCCAAGTCATGTATATCGCTCTTTTATCCACTTGTGCATGCTTAGTTCTGTGCTTTCAACGGCAAAGTTTTTGCGTAGTTCTTCCAAATGCGCTTTGGCTTCTTCGTTAATGGTGTTACGCACATGTTCTTCTACTAACTTGGCAAATTTAGCAAGGAACTCAGGGGTAGCATCAAAGCCACCCGCTTGCCTAGTAATCTCAATAATTTCTTCTTGTGTCATGTATTACTCCTGTTCAGGTGGTAGTCTGAATTCCCAAAAGCCGTAGGCGTCGCCTCGTCTCCAACGCTCCCACGAAAAGTGGACGTCCCTTGTTCTCTTGTTGATGTACTTCCACAGTATTCGTACGCCATTAACAGTCTCCATAACTCGGCCCATATCCTGCTTCGCAGTTAAGGGGTAGCTCCATACCCCAGTTTGGTCGTGTGCGCATGCACATCTCAACATACTCGGTAGCAGTTTCAACTTGATAGGTCGGCACAACACAAGCGATCGCATCATGCACAGTCATCACGACTCGGTACTTCTTCGCAACCAAGAGCATCTGCTCGCCGATCACGATACGAGCCAAGGCTTGACACACGTTCTCGATTACCTTGCCACCATAGATACGGGTTGGTATAACTGCTTTGCCCTTCTTGGTGTCGTACACCAGCTCAGACTTGCCTTCCTCGTTCTCTACTAGACGTAGGTTGGGATACCGGAGGTATAAAGTATTTGGCAACAGGATGCCTTCCTTACCCTCGATCTTCAATATACCGCCTCGGCCTAATGTGGTTTGCTGATTCTGAAGTATCGCTTTGAGCGATGTCGCAGCAGATTTCCACAAGTCAGTAATTTTCGGGTACGTTGCGCGGTACGTGTCGATAATCCTTTTTGCTTCCTCAAGCTCAATTTGTACCCCAAAATTTTTAAGCTGAAGTTGGAATTTGGACGCACCCATCCCATAGCCACAGCCGAGGATAGTGGTTTTCCCAACGAACCTTTCATCCTTTGTAATTTCAGATACAGCTTTACCGTAGATAGCCGAAGCCATGATTTTGTATACATCCTCGCCACGATCAAATGCCTCCACTAAGTCGTTCTGTTCCGCAAGCCATGCGAGCGTACGGGCTTCAATTTGTGATGAGTCTGAATCAATCATCGAGTACCCATCCGGGGCAAGTATGCACTTCTTCAATGGTGATGTGCGCTGTAAGTTCTGCAGATTGAGTTTGTCGTCCCCACCCCAACGTCCGGTGTGTGCGGCATAGTAGCGTAGGGGTACAGGCAATGCACCGCGCTCGGCAATACCAATGAACCGAGCTGTTCTTGTCTCTTCAATCGTAGACTTAGTGCCAAGGCGTGCGGATACTAACGCTTGAATTTGTGGGTTGCCATGCTCAAGCAATTCTTTGAACGCTTCATCTGTTTTAGAGAACGCATAGGTCTGCTTGCCTGTCGTGGGGCTTGTTTTCATTGGGGGCGTAATGCCATACGCAACCAATATGTCCGCAAACTTTTGATTGCTCATCAAATCATCTTTGGCAAAGTTCTCGAGCAACTCGTCCTTGCGTTGCTTCTCTGTAAGTAAGTGGTCAACCAACATGTCCTTATCTAGGCGCAACACTGGGTCGGTGAACATGCGCACAGTCAAATCAATCAGGCGCAACTCAACTGAGGGGAAGCCCTTGCTCATCTGCCCAAACAATTCCCACGTAAGGGCAACGTCGTTCTTGCAGTACTCGCCATACTTTGCTAACTGCTCAGGGCTAAAGTCCTGACGCCGCAGACCTAGTGCGTTTTCTACCTCAGTGCCTTTCTCACCAAGTCCGTAGAAATTTGCCAGCACCTTCAAGCTACCGCCTACTTGCGTACCATGCAAGGCTCTGCCCATCGACAAAGTATCAAGCCAACCTTTGGGGCTGAGTCCGTAGACCCAGTTCAAAATTGCACCATCGAACGGAGCGTTGTGCGCTAACGCAAGGGAATTCCCCCAGTCAAACTTTTTAAGGAACTGGTGCATGGCTTCACCATCACCGCTAAACCACTCGGGCTTTCCATCGTCAACCTGTACGGCTACACCGATCACCTCGAACTGTGGGCTACGAATGTATTCCTCAGTGGTAACTTTTGTTAGGGAGAACTCACGGGAATAATATGTTTCAAAGTCAATCGTTAGGATGTTCATACAGGGTCTTTTAATAGTTTCATCATGCCCTCGGCTGTCTCTTTGTCTAAGCCTTTGGCTAGGGTTGTGCTTGTTCGCTTGCCTTGAACAAAGTCCCATCGGTATATGGTGCACTTGCCGTATCTTCTCTTCATGTGGTACTCGGTGCGATTAAGCTCTGCATACGTTTGCCCAAACAACTTATCTAGCGCGGGCATCAATTCGTTAACCAATTGTTGTCGGCTTATAGGCATGCAAGTTCTTTCAATACAAACTCAAGGGGGGATGGGCGCAGATTAAAACTCTCTTCATTAATAACTAGGGTTATGCCCCCTGCGTCTTGTATCTCACGTAGGTTCTTGTGTTGTAGCGCAGTAACTTTGCCCTTACCCGCCTTGGCTTCGATTGCCAAGAACTTGCCGTTGACGCAACACAGGAAGTCGGGCACACCACTATTGCCGTAGCCAGTGCCGATCGGCATAGCGTAGTAGACGTTGTGGGCTTTGAGGATTGCCTTAATCTTTGCCTTGACCTTGGCTTCAGGTGTGCTTGCCATTACTTCACCCATTCCACAAGCGTCAGACCTTTGTGCTGATACACAGCTAGGGTTAACTTGCCAATGTTGTGGCAAAGCTCACACTCAAAGTCAATCAGCAATCCGTGACGTCGAGAGCTTGGGTTGCTTGTGGTTCGGTTGGTAATGGTTGTTGTTACCGCTTCGCTGTCCGGTGTGACTGCCGTGACTTGTACGTTCTCGGCATCTTCGGTGCGATTGAATACTGTGACTGCACCTTGGTGCAAGTTGTTGCTACTACAACGTGGGCAGAGCAATATGTTGTCTTCTAATTGCGCGTCTTCATACCTCATCTGATACTCCAAAAAGTTTTCGAGTCTTGATGATAGCATAGGGTTTGACAAAGTCAATAGTACAGACGTAAAAAAGCCACCCGAAGGTGGCTAGTGGTTTCCCTAACTCCTAACATTTGTTAGGACAGGCTGTCGATCTCACGCTTCAAGTACCACAGCGCTTTCTCGAGGTCTTGCTTGCGGTTGCCTTTGTGGTCGGCACGGGTCAAGTACTTCACCACGTTACCAATGTTGTAGTTGAGCTTCTTGGCTTCAATGAAGTCAATCGTTTCGATACCACCTACTTTGTAATGAGCAGGGTGATTCACCGGATCAGGTTTTGCTTTCGCCTTCGCCACCGCCTTCGCCCCCACTTTATACGCAAGTTCTGCCATACGTTTGGGTGTCGTATCCGTAACAGAGTCCTCGTAATGAGGGATACCCGATGAAGCCAACGCAATGTTCTTCCATTGGTTTGCCTTTGCCATCTTAGCCGCCTTAGCCTTGGCTCGTTGCGCTTTGGCTTTCTTCTTGACGTTCCACATAACTGTATAGACGTACTGAAGCCCTGTGCCTACGGCACTCGCAATCTCTGCGGGCTTAGCCTTGGGGTTCTTGGCTACGTACGCACGTACTTGCTCAGCTTTGGTTTTTGCTTTGTCAGTTGTAGTTTCAATTAATTCAATCATGGTGTTTCCTTGGTTTGGTTGTTAACGTAATCGGTAAGAATCTCTCTCATTTTGGCTTGCTTTGTATACGCATGGTTGGTGTTGAAGTAGTCCATCACCTCCTTTGGTAGACGCAAGCTCGTACAGAAAAGCGCAGGTTTCTTACCAAGTCCCCGCCCTTTCTTTTTTTGTTCCGGTTTTAAATTCTCAATTCCTGTTGTCATCTTTCTCCTTTACTAGGTTGTCGTAATACTTCTTTGGCATCTTGGCGTGCTTCTCCAACATCTTGCGTATCCACACTGACCCGCCTAATTCTTCGAGCATGGCTTTGTGTCTTGCAGTCAAGCGGATACTCGTAACCTTAATAGGCTCAGGCGGTTTTGGTCTCGGCATTTAATAAATTCCTTTTGGTTACTCGGTTAGTCCAACATCCGGCACACGACCACCTAGTCGGTGACAATTCGATGCCCCCCTCGGGGGGACGCATCTCTTCGCATTTGTTGCACAGCTTGTACTTGTGTATGGGTTGCTTACTACCAAGCTGGAGCTGTCGGTTTACAAACCCATTCATTCGGCTAATCCCTTCGCAACTAAATCCGCAATCCTATCCAGTAGTTGTTCGGGGTGATCGCCCATACCCAACACCCTGTCAATCTCAACCAACGCAAGGTAATACTCTTCACCTTTGAGCGCATGCTTGAGCTTGCCTTCGTCTTGTGGATACGTGAACTCAAGTACGGCTTTCATACGCTGCTCCCTTGGTGATACGGATAAGCAAGCGTGCCTTACGGAATGTCCTACGAATGTCTGTTGATGCGGCATTGACCCACTTGAACTTAGGATGATCGCATGGGCGCAATGGAATGGCCTTCGAACTGTATTTCAACTCTTTCATTTCATTCTCCTTCTCTAACATTTGTTAGGCTTTGTCGACCAACAACACAAATATTTCACTCGTGACTTTGCAACCGATGTCGGTGAGATACTGCTCGTCCTCTACCAACTTGAGCATGCCTACCTTCATTCGTACGTCCAAAGGGAGGCTATTATCATCATATAGGTCTACTTTGTCACCTACTTTAACTAGATACTTACCCGAGTCTCTGACTACTAGCGCGGTCTTATTCTTGGTGAACTGCTCCTGCACCTTCTCAATAGTCTTCATCTCAGTGTCGAGTGTCTCTAGCTTCTCGATGTTGTTGTTGATGGTGTTACGCACAATAGTGGATGCTTCTTTCTCCACATACTCTAAGAACATTGCATAGCCCTTGGTCTCAACCCACTGCATCATCTCGCCCTTCACCGAACTTCTGAGGTTGTTACGCTCACGCTCTTTGTTCCACGATGCACGAGTCACTACACGTTCTGCCGCTTCTCTAGCCTTAGAAACACGCTCGGTCGGATTCATCTTGCCGAACATCTTCTTCGCCATGAGTACAGCTTTGTCTGCATCCTGCGTACGATACGATTCACTACGCTGTCTGTTCCTACCAATACGATCGTTGGTAATAGCAATGACCACCCCACGGCTACCCATGTAGCTCGTACCAATCTGACCCAGTACCTCACCATCTAGCTTGACTACAAAGTCAGTCACCTTGAATCCCGCTTGCATGTTGTATGGTCGGTTTGTAGCTACGAACGTCCACAGAGGATTCAACGTAGCCAGTCGGTTAATCACGGGCTCGATCACATCATGCACGCCCGCAACTTTGTCCCGATGCTTCTCCAAGTCTTCGCTAAGCACCACGTTACTCAGGTTCAATGTATTCATACTCATATTCAATTACTCCTAACAATTGTTATTACCACTCGAACTTACCCAAGATCGCATCGACCTTGGACTTCAAATTCTCACGCACGATGGCGCTGTCCTTAACTTCCTCAATGTCAGCACCAAGCATCGCTAGCTCTACTTGCCTACGTGCATCCTCTAACTTGGGGTCGTTAGTAACATTTAATTTTGTCAACAGCTCACACAACTCCAATGGGTTGGTAATCAATGAGTCGTGATAACGCTTCTTCCCGTCTCCGTTGTCTTCCAACTTCTTGGACATACCCAAGAGAACTTCGTGCAGACGCTCCCATGGTGTGCGCATCGCTTCGGCCAGCTTCTCAGAATATTGATTCTCATACGCGGCTCGCATTTCCTCCAAGTCATGCGCGGGTATGTCTAAGCGAAAGTCACCAGCCTCGGGCAATGGCTTCACGCTACGTCTAAAGCTGAACTTCTTCCTAACTTCTGTTAGGTCGGGGTAGTCCTCTGCCTTGTACAACGAACCGAGATTGACCTTGGCTTCCTCAACCAATGTCTCGTACTCATCAAAGAAGTTATCGCACAACATATTGAACGTACGCTCGTAGCCATTCATGGTCTGCTTGTAATCCATGAACAACTTGGTCGGCAACATACGCTCACCTTTGTCTGCCCATGGCAGGGTGTGTTGGTTGTTGTAGAGTCGCACTCTTGCGGCGAACTTCTCGATGTCTGCTCGTAGGCTTGTACCCGCAAACAGGTTCTTCTTGGTTTGGGATGCGTCCTTATGTGCAGACGCATTGGCGTTGACTTGACTCGTAATTTCACGATCAATCTTTGCGGCAGGCCAAACGCTGATGTTCAACTCGACTAATACTGCTGATGCACTGATACTCATTTCATTTCTCCTTAATTTCTAACAGGTTTACCGGCTAACTTAGCCATTTGATACTTAGACTCGCTCATGATCTGCATACTAAAGTTGGTGTCGTTCGGATACACGTGGTACGTGTAAGTCTCGTTACCCATACCCAACCGGATGCGGTCGGTTTCACTCCAATACACTTCTTCGTAAACGTCTCCGGTCTCAAGTATTTCTACCAAAGCCATTGCACGTTCTTTGTTAAGTACAACTTTCTTGTACCCTAAGTCGACTACTACCATCTGATACCTCCTAACATTTGTTAGATAAAACCATTTAATCCTTGACATGAACTGTTTTGCCATTGTCTGCAACACAATCGTTTCCTCCTACGATCGCCCACAGTACAGGCGCAGTCCAGTCACTACCCCAGTCGCTACCAACATACCCATCGGTGAGCATGATGACGCACTCAGGTACGATTGCTTTCTCTTTCAGATACGCTGATACACATGAGGGTGACGTACCACCACCGCCCCTAGGTTTAGTAGAGTTGATGATGTCGCCCACCATGTTCTCGGTATACTCTTCGTGTGCGGCTACTCGGCTATCCCAATAGATCAAGTCCACTTGGCTCGGCTTAACTTCTTCTGCGATACCCTTAACTTCTGTTAGGAATCCCGACAGTTCTTCCTGACCAACCGAACCCGATGTGTCTACGGCAATAACCATGTGACCAACCTTCTCACCGATCAAACTCGGCATATAAGTACCGGCAGACAAAAATCTGCGGTTAACCCTACGCCATGAGGACGTATCCTTTGCGTGGCATGTTGACTTCACAAACTCACGCAACATCTCACGCCAATCAACTTTTGGCTCAAGCAATTCAAGCAAATCACGATCGAGGTCACCACCACCAGTTCCCGCTATTTTCTGATGCGCCATTACGCCTTGACGAATAGCCTGATCTATCTCACGCTCAAGCTCTTTCTTCTCCGCCTCGGTCATGTCCTTCGCACCATCCCAGTCGTGATCGTCAAAGCCTTCTTGCGTACCACCATTACCAGAACCATTACCTGCGCCGTCGCCTTCGCTTCCACCGCCACCGCCGCCTCCACTCTTCTGCTCCTGCTTAAGAATGTCGAACACTTGCTTGGCGTTCATACCACGGAATCGCTCATCCACAAGACCCATAGCCTTACCCTTCAACTCACCATCTGCCCACTTGGGCATAGCAATGGTTCGCTCACTTGGATCGAGGTCTTTGAGCTTGAGGTTAATCACGTAGTCGCAAGCGGCATTAGCCAGCCGATGATTCTCGTCATGCAGTTTCTTCCATGTGGTGAGGTGTCGAAACGCCTTGTGCAGATTCTCATGGAGTACCACGAAATTCAACTCCGGCTCTTTCAACTCAGCCACGAACTTGCGTCCGTACTTCTCATCACGCCCGTTGGTGCATGCAGTCGGGATGCTATCCACTACACTCGTACGCCCAACCATCAAGATGCCAGACCAAAGGGCAAACCTCGGGTCACGCATCAATGTAATCTTCGCTTTCTGAACTTTTCTTTCTTCTAACATTTGTTACCTTTCGATGTTAATAATCACACTCAATATTTCTAACTACATACAGCAGATTCTCTGACTCCGAACTGCTCTTCTCTTCTACGTCTTCTACCTCCTCTCCTATACGCACGAACTCCCACGCCCACTTATCCCCACCCTCGCACAACGAATCGAACTTGTCGATCATGCGCTCGAACCCTTGTACATCGGGGTACGATGGATACCACTTCACACCATTCAGCGTGAACTTGATTACGTGTAGCTCAGAACCCTTAACTACACGCATGTACTCGTCATCCTTGAACCACTCAGGTACATTCTCGTCAATGAATAACTTCATCGCAGGGAACTCATTAATATCGTGGGTGTAGAACACCGCAACCACATCACTTCGATAGCCCATTACTGTCTCCTTCCAACATCATTCCTAATACCTTTTCACAAACTTGTCGGTCGGCATGCTCAAACAAAGATATGCAGTCCCTTGTGTCGTACACGCAATACCCGATCACTTGCAGATTCCAGTTGGTATGCTCGCCATACTCTGTTACCCATCTGACGATGTACCTTCTGAAATCTGATGCGGTCATTCCGTTAAACCTTCCTAACATTTGTTAGAGTAGGTCTTGGTTCTTAACAACCCAATCTTTGAACGCACTGCTTGAGAACGCAATGGCTTGCTTGGTTGGGTTCTTCGCAATGTTGATTGCGAACACGGCTTGCCACTCGGCATCGAATCGAGACAAGTACTCCATGAATGGGGCAATGGTTTCTTTCGTAATGCGAGCGATAGCACCGAACACCACAATGGCACACGCCCCTGGACTTGTGGGTACAACAGTAGTCTTTGGCTCTTTGATGGTCGCCTCCCAAGTAGGAAGTTGATCTGAGAACTCAATGTACGCTTGCATATCACGCGCACCCGATTCACCAATCGCACCAGTCAAAGCGGCAATCACCGAATCAGGGTCGTTGTCTTTACGAGTCCGCACGATGTTCGATGCTGTCTCCAATGAGCGTGGCGATACGAACGCATGCTGAGTCTTGCGTGGGTTGTAGATGTATGGGTTGTCACCCTGTGCGGCATCGGTGTAGCTTGCCAACACATGAGGGAATCGGTTGACCCATGCAATAACCTCGGGCTCGAGTCCCTTACCAATAGCCCACTCAATCCATTGCTCGGCATCGGGTTTGCTAATCGTCACGGGTACGAGTCGGTTACGGCTATGCGCTTTGAGGGAGTCGCCTACCCCATCGGTCGTAAGATTACCCGTCAAAAATACTATGGTATGGTCGGGGTTCAATGGTATGTCACCCAAACGAGGGTTTGCCTTCTCAAGCATAGGGTGAAGCATATTCTTCACAGGCTCAGCACCCTTGGTAAACTCGTCAAGCATGATGACCATGGGCTTGCCAGTATGCACACCGAACCGAGCATTGGGGTAATACCTTGTAGTTTTTGTGTCGTGGTCGATCACAGGCATTGCGATGTCGCCCAAGTCCATATTGGGTACGTCAATATAGGCATACTCATAACCGAGGGAGTCGGCAATATTCTCTAGTAGGGAGGACTTGCCAATCCCGGGCTCGCCTTGCAACAGGAATCGAGTCGTTGGATTTGTGCGGATAAGGTTTGCCGCTTGCTTGAGGGTAATTGATTTACCGAAATTGATTTCTGCCATGATGTTCTTTCTAATACGCTGATAGTTCTAACATTTGTTAGGTGTATTTACTCTGCATTTATTTACAGCTACACCTTCCCTGATACAGACACAATTATCCATACCAACCTTTATTATACCACAAAGTTACGGATAAGTCAAATTATTCCGTGGTGCAATCCTCCAATATTTTCTTCAATCGTTTCAATTCAGTATCAACAAAGCCCATCGCTGAGTTAACACCATCGTTGTGTCCGATGTGGTATCCCACTCGATACAACAGCCAACCACCTACGCACGCTTGCACAACCCAGAACAGGATCTCTAAATCGCTCATGCTTCACCTCTTAGTTTATAAAGTTTAATTTTCTTGAGCGTTGGGTACTTGGACAAGAATCGTTCTTTCGCCACCGCTTTGCTCTTCGCTTCGAGACTCTCGGCAATCCACATGCTGAACCGCCCACTCCACCCTGTCACGTAGTACTTAGCTAACATTTGTTAGATTCCCTCCATTGATTAAGTTGTAATACGCAACCACCTCATGCTTGCGCCCCTGTGCTATCAGAACCGCCTCCGCATCAGGGTCAGGCACGCGCAATGTACGCTCGTGGTTACGCAAGTATTTGTAATCGCCTTCACGCAACAGAATCACAACGCCTGTCCTTGGTAGTCGGCAAAGGTAGTACTGCTCATACATCTTTGCCTCCCTTGTTTTTGTGGTACTCGCTATACGCTTGCTCGTACTCGTTGTATTGCCATAGTCGTTTACCCAACCAGTAAATCTGATCTTCGACAAACTCCCATGTCTTGTAGTTCATGCACTCGTGATACCTCAGATCACCTACCTCACGCCCAAGTCCAATCAACATCTCCACAATCTTTGGGGTGAAGTCATCGGCATGGGCAGTATCAAAACCAAAGTACCACCACCCATCGTCACCCTGTGCAGAATAGGATAGCCCACCATGCACATCCTCACTTATGGCATCAACCTCTTCGTTCTCCCCGTGGTAGCATTTACCCCAGAACCTATGTTCCTTGGGTATACCAACATAACCACAAAGACTACCTGTGATTTCGTTGCGCTTGATGCGGCATCTATAACCGCTTGGCTCTTGTATCCACTCCGCATGGTCGGGCTCGTTCTCCCACGGACGCACTGGGTAGAACAGTTTCATCTTGTGTCTTGCTTCTAACATTTGTTACCTTTCTAAAATTATTTCGTATCACTTGCTTAGCATCCAGTCGGCTTGCAAACCAACGGCTCAATCGTTGGGGCTCGTACCCCTCACTCTCGTCTTGTAACAACCCCATCATGGTCTCCAGTAATACAGATCAAGGGCAACAACAATCAGACCGAGTACGAACACGACCCGCTCGAACTTCTCCCAATTAGTCATCATGGTCTTGCTCCTCTTCGTCTACTTCAATACGCACAATGCGCACGCCTTCAAAGATTTCAACCACTTCGTACTCAAGCTCTGCCTTATCTAAAACTTCGTACATTTCCTTCGGTGTCATTTGATCTCTCGCTTTCTTTGTATGGGCAAGCCCCTTGTCAGTTCTTCCATCACAGGCTTCGGCTCGGTGACCTTCAATGTCTGCATCACCTCACCTAACATTTGTAAGTAGTCGGTCTGCCGAATGGGTTTGGACAGCTTGTCCACCTTCACATACTTTGGTCTCATTTAATTACTCCTTCGTCTGTCATTTCGTGCCATGTTGCGAACCGCTTATGCGTATCGTAGAAGTGCCAAAAGTCACAATGCCAACACCCTTTTTGATAGACTCGGCATCGCTTGGTCTGACTCATGCGTAAGAACTTAAACACACCATTGGATTGGTACTTGCTCTTTGCCCTACGCTTGCGTATGTCTTTGACTTTCATTGCGTCTCCCTAACTTTTGTTAGATTTAATTCCTCGCCCATAACAGGATGGGCTTCCTCGTACCAACCGAATCGGCATGCGCCCTCGGGTTTGCACACTTGCGTATAACCAAGCATGGTCTGCGCTCGTCTGTGACTCAGCCCTGTCCACTCGAGGACTGTCCCATCCTCGTGTTCAATATAAAAGGTGTGTCTAATCATGGCTCAGCCCCTTAAATGTTTCTGATTAGTCTGTTTGAGCGTTGTGTGTGCGCTCGTAGGCGTTACATATTGGTAATTGCCCTTGCCGTACTCTTGAACGATGCACCATGAGAGTCGTTCGTGGTTGGCACTACGCTCTCGGTCTTGCTCGCAGAACATACAGAACGCTTGATAACGCTCGGTCGGGACATCGTCACCGCAGTCAATACATTGCTTCCAATCTAACATTTGTTATACCTCCGCTTGCTTGAATGAGTCGAGGATGGCTTCGAGCTTGTCGTAGTTGGCTTGGAACAAGTCGCCCTCCATGTTGTAGATGATGGTCGTTGCCTTGTCGAGCAGATTGATAACCTTGGTCAGCTTGACCAACTCGGCATCCATAACTTCTTCGGACTCGAACGCATCTCGGTTTCCGTTGATATGGGCAAGCAGTTCAGCAGTCTCACCGCACACCTCTTCGGCAAGGGCGATGTCAGCTTCGCAGTCATTGAGGATTTGGGCAGACAGTTCGTACGCTCTGCCGAGGATTGCTTCTAATCGTTGCATGATCTAACCTTTCTGATTTTCTAGTGTTACATTTCTAACAAATGTTAGGTTTGCATGGGCTTTGGTAATGTTACGAAAACATATCCCCCAACCCATTCATATATTATACCACAAAGTTACAGATAAGTCAAGTATTTCGGGCAGTGCATCGGTGCAGGAATGTTACAGTTTTGCGTGACAATGTTGTGGAATGTTACGAATGGAATTTACAAAATGTAACAATATAAAACTCAATGAAATCAATAGGTTAGAAAAGAAAAAATGTGTAATGTTATAAAGTTATGTTTTTTTGATATTTATATATGAAGCCTTCCTAGAATGTAATGTGGTATGTTTTGCACTTTCTGAGAAGTCTTGCCGATCTGCCGCCATATACTTGCGAAAAAAAACGTAACATATAACATTGCTTTAAAATCAACAACTTACGCAAAAATAAATGTAACATTAGATGTAACATTGCAACATGGAAACATAACATTTGTTAGATTCGGTTTGCCCCTACCCCCGCACAGAGAACTGGTGCAGTTTTTGTAACATTGACTAAAAATTAAGCAGAGGCTTGCTCCTACCCCCGCACAGAGAACTGGTGCAGGGCAAAAATCCCGCCTGACTTTTCTATGTAACATTGTGGTGCGACCTAACATTTGTTAGAAGCAGACGCAAAAAAGCCCGCATGAAGCGGGCTCGGATTAGGTTAGTAGGTGTTACATCCAGTTGATGCGTTGCTGTCTACGGGCTTTGGTGTTCAAACCAATACGGACATAGGTGGTGTAATCATTACCGGCTCGTGCGGCTTCCATCCACCAAAAACGCCATGCCCACATCATGTGCTTCGAAAGCAAAACCTTACATAAAAGACTGTCTAAACGAGTAACCATAAAACCTCCGATGAAATCTAACATTTGTTAGGACGGGGCAAAGCCCCGCCCGTCCTACTTAGCCGAGATTGTCGACATCCCCGCCCATGCCTTCAAAGATTTCCATGAGGTTACCCTTGAACATGGATGCGTTGCACTCTTGACCATCCTCTTCGGATTTGAGGATTCGGTTAATCATTGTCTTAAGCTCGGCTAAGGTTTTGCTGTCGACATCCGTGCCGCCCGTCACTCTGCCCTTTGGCACATAGCCGGAAGCCTCTTTGACTCGTTGCCAGTAAACATCGACAGTAGCGGAGGGTTTACCATCAGCCTTAACATGCCCACGATTAATCATGCGTTGCACAAATGAAGCACGACGGGCTTTGATTCCCTTTTTCTCCGCACCAACTAAGTTAAACCATTTTTCGGTTACATTGCCGTTCGAATCCTTACGATCGAACACTTGGCAAAGTGCATCGGCATAACCTTGGATTAACTCGCCCGTTTTGCTAACACCATCGACCAAAGCGATCTCGGCTTGATCGAGGATTGACTGATCGAATTCACCAACTGTAATAACTTGCGTAGACATAATCTCTAACCTTTTCTAATGTCCTAGTGTCCCTAGGTGGAATGACAACAATTCGTTGCCATGTATCTATATTAGCAAAACGCACCACACAATGCAAGCCTTTTCTATACAATAATTCAAGTATGGGAGAGGGCTAACAAATGTTAGGAATGGCTGTCAGGCGAACCCCACCCCCCAGATTTTGACCGAAGGAGTCCCACGCTCCTATACACACTGTGCCGCTCATTCGATACGCATTTTTAAAACTCAAGGATCGAAATGCGCCTATTTCAATCCCCCCACCCCCTTCTCTTTTCTGTACCACAACGTTATCAAACCCAATCCAGAAACACCCCCCGGTTAGGGGACCCAAAAAATAATTTGCACGGGGTATATTTTTTCTGTTACATTTGCCCCATTCCCGTTTTCCTACGGTGCCTATGATTGAACTTCAACCCACAGCGGAACATCAGTTACCGTTTGATCTGTCCGATGAGCAGCCCAAGACTCATAAGGACGGCATTGCCATCGCTGCAAATACTGCAGACCTAATAGATGTGCTTGGTGGTAGTGTTGAATTCAGCGACAAAGATTTGCACAAAGCTGCGGATCTAATCAACGGTGTAGACAAACCGAATACCCCTAGACACGTACCCAGTGCAGCGGAAGCAAAGGCCGCAGCAGTGCTGGTGAAGCAGTTTGACTTCCAAGCATTTGCAGATATACAACAGGCCCGCACGTTCATTACTAATAAGTTAGTCAAGATGACTGACTGCGGCGACCCAAAGATTGAGATTAAAGCCCTCGAGCTGCTCGGCAAGCATTCAGATATTGGCCTGTTCTCTGAACGCAGTGAAATTACTGTACACCACACCACAAGTAAGGGACTCGAAGAGTCCATCAAAGAGCGCATCAAGCGGCTCATGAATGTAGAAGTGACAGACGTAACACCATTAGACGATCTGGATACGCTCTTAGGACCAGCTAATTCTGGGGCCCCGGCAAACGACGATGAACAACCTCAGTCTTAAAGACATCGAAGCGGTTATTGCCTCCGGCAAGCTGTCGGAGTCGGACCTGCGGGTGCTTGAAGCACAGCTTATTAAGTTAGAAAAGCTAAAAGATCGTGAACTCTGCCAAGAAAAGTTTATTAAATTCGTCGAACGTGTGTGGCCCACTTTTATATCTGGCGCTCACCACAAGAGAATGGCTGAAGCGTTTGAGCGGGTGGCGAATGGCACTTGCAAGCGTCTTATTATTAATATGCCTCCCCGTCATACTAAGTCAGAGTTTGCTTCTTATTTGCTTCCAGCTTGGTTTTTGGGTCGTTTCCCACACAAAAAGGTCATTCAGACGTCTCACACAGCCGAATTAGCGGTCGGATTCGGTCGAAAAGTGCGAAATTTGGTGGATTCTGAGGTTTACAACAACATTTTTCCGAATTTAGCGCTCCAAGCGGACTCAAAAGCGGCTGGCCGGTGGAATACCAGCAAGGGTGGCGACTATTTTGCGATTGGTGTGGGTGGTGCCGTGACCGGTAAGGGTGCAGACGTGCTAATTATTGACGACCCGCACTCAGAACAAGAGGCTGCGATGGCAGCTAGCAACCCCGAAGTGTATGACAAGGTGTATGAGTGGTATACGTCAGGTCCACGTCAGCGTTTGCAGCCGGGTGGTGCGATTGTTATTGTTATGACGCGCTGGGCACAGCGTGATTTGACGGGTCAGGTGCTGAAATCTGCGGCTCAGAGGTCTGGAGAAGAGTGGGAAGTGATTGAGTTCCCTGCAATCCTACCTTCGGGTAATCCCTTATGGCCACAGTTCTGGAGTATTGAAGAGCTATCAGCTCTTCGTGAGGAACTTCCGAACGCAAAATGGCAAGCGCAGTATCAGCAGAACCCAGTGGGTAACGAGTCTGCGATTGTTAAGCGTGATTGGTGGAAATGGTGGGAGAAAGATGATCCCCCAGTGTGCGACTACATCCTCCAGTCATGGGATACGGCGTTTGAAAAAACACAGCGTGCTGACTATTCAGCAGGTACGACGTGGGGCATCTTTGCCTGCGAAGAAGATAACTTTGCGCCCAACATCATTTTACTCAACACATATAAGAAGCGTGTTGAGTGGGTTGATTTGAAGCGAGATGTGTTCAAGGAGTACCAAGAGTACGAGCCTGATGGGATGATTATTGAGAAGAAGGCGACGGGTGCTCCGCTTATTTATGAGCTTCGTGCGATGGGCATACCGGTGCAGGAATACACGCCAAGTAAAGGTCAAGACAAAATTGCCCGCTTGAACTCAGTCTCAGACATAATTGCTAGTGGCAAAGTGTGGGTTCCACGAACCCGCTGGGCAGAAGAGTTAGTGGACGAGATCGCGGCATTCCCATCTGGGGAGCACGATGACTTGGTTGATGCAACAACACTTGCATTGATGCGGTTCCGTCAGGGTGGGTTCCTCCGTCTACCGACCGATGAGCCTGAAGAGATTCAATGGTTTAAGAGTCACCGCAGAGAGCGGTTCTACACAGTGTAAGGATTTATTATGGCAACGAGTTCAATTGGCAAAGGTTTGTACGCAGCCCCTCTTGGTATTGAAGAGGAAGATATGGGCATGCCTCCCATCGAGATTGAGATTGAAGACCCAGAGGCAGTGCGTATTGACATGGGCGACATCGAGATTGATCTTGAGCCTAAGAGTAAAGAGACAGGCGACGAAGACTTTGACGCCAATCTTGCCGACTACATTGACAACAGCACGTTGGACTCTTTGGGTAAAGAGTTGGTTGATGACTTTACTAAAGATATTGGTGACCGCAAGGAGTGGATACAGACGTATGTGGACGGTCTGAAGCTTCTGGGCTTGAAGTATGAGGACAGGACTGAGCCATGGCAGGGCGCGTGTGGTGTGTTCCACCCCATGCTGACAGAGTCAGTTGTGCGGTTCCAGAGCGAGGGGATCATGGAGACATTCCCCGCAGCAGGGCCGGTTAAGACGCAGATTCTGGGTAAAGATACACCCGACAAAGAAGAAGCGTCAGCTCGCGTGCGTGAAGATATGAACTACCAGCTCACTGAGGTGATGCAGGAGTATCGCCCTGAGCATGAGAAGTTATTGTGGAACTTGCCACTGGCTGGTTCGGCGTTCAAGAAAGTCTATTACGACCCAAGCATTGGTCGTCAAGTTGCGATGTTTATTCCAGCGGAAGACATTGTTGTGCCATACGGCGCGTCTAGTTTGGAGCGTTCAGAGCGTGTGACCCACGTGATGCGCAAGACAGAGAATGAAGTTCTTAAGTTGCAAGAAGCTGGGTTCTACAGCGACGTGGACTTGGGTGATCCGTCGCATGAGCTTGATGACATCGAGAAGCAGAAGGCTGAAGAGATGGGCATGTCAGCGTTGCAGGATGATCGCTTCCGTATTCTTGAGATGCACGTTGACTTGGACTTGAAAGGTTACGAGCACAAAGACAAGAAGGGTGAGAAGACTGGCATCGCGCTCCCATACGTGGTGACTGTTGAAAAGGCCACGCAGAAGATATTGGCCATCCGCCGTAATTGGTACGAAGGCGATGCGTTGCACATGAAGCGTCAGCACTTTGTTCACTATCAATACATCCCCGGCTTTGGCTTCTATGGCTATGGTCTGATTCACTTGATCGGTGGTTACGCCAAGTCAGCTACGATGCTCATTCGTCAGTTGGTGGACGCTGGTACGTTGTCTAACTTGCCCGGTGGTCTGAAGTCACGTGGCTTGCGAATCAAGGGCGACGATACGCCGATCGCACCGGGTGAGTTCCGTGATGTGGACGTGCCATCTGGCTCCATCCGCGACAACATCTTGCCTCTGCCATACAAAGAGCCAAGCCAAGTTCTCTACACACTGTTCCAAAACATTGTGCAGGAGGGCCGTCAGTTTGCATCCGCTGGTGATATGAAAGTTAGCGACATGAGTGCGCAAGCACCCGTGGGTACAACACTGGCTATTCTTGAGCGTACGTTGAAGGTGATGGGCGCAGTGCAAGCACGTATGCACTACTCGATGCGTCAAGAGTTCAAGTTACTCAAGGCCATCATCGCTGACTACACACCAGAAGACTACGACTACGAGCCGATTGAAGGTTCACGTCGCGCTAAGAAATCTGACTACGACACAGTTGCTGTAATTCCTGTGAGCGATCCAAACGCTGCAACGATGGCGCAGAAGATTGTTCAGTATCAAGCAGCACTTCAGTTAGCACAGACAGCTCCACAGTTGTATGATTTGCCACTCTTGCATCGTCAGATGATTGAGGTGTTGGGCATCAAGAACGCAGCTAAGTTGGTGCCAATCGAAGACGATCAAACGCCTACAGACCCAGTACAAGAAAATCAAAACTGCTTGACTGGCAAACCTATGAAGGCGTTCATTGAGCAGGACCACCAAGCTCACATTGCAGTCCACACTTCAATGTTGCAGAACCCCAAGATCATGGGTCTTGTCCAGCAGACTCCACAAGGTCAAGCAATCATGGCGGCTATGCAGGCTCACATCAACGAGCACTTGGCGTTTGCTTATCGCAAAGAAGTCGAGCAGACTGTTGGCCTCCTGTTACCCACAGAGGAGCAAGAGAAGAACATGGCACCAGAAGTTGCAGCGCAAGTTGCACAGTTGGCAGCACAAGCGTCTACTCGCATGACTCAACAAGCTCAGGCAATGGCGGCTCAGCAGCAAGCACAACAGCAGGCTCAAGACCCCATCATTCAGATGCAGCAGCAAGAGTTGCAAATCAAGATGCAGGAGCTCCAGCTTAAAGCACAGAAGCAACAGATTGACGCCGCTACTAAGGCAGATCAGCTTGAGATTGAGATAGCCCGTATCGCGGCGCAAAAAGAAATCGCGGCTATGCAGGTTGGTGCGACCGCTGCCGCTGCAAAAGACAAACTTCAGAAGCAGCAAATGCTCGAAGGAACCAGACTTGGCGTTGACATTGCTAAGCACCGTGCTCAGATGGCAGTTCAGTCTGCACAAAGAGCTTCCCAGAAACCTAAGAAGGAGAAAGATTGAACGACTACAAACTTTTGGCGCACGTCGTCAAAGAAATTGGCAAACTAAAACAAGAGCGAGAAGCCTATGTTGCAGCGGGTAGAGCTGACCACATAGAAGAGTATCGCAGTGTCTGCGGGGTAATCCGAGGTCTCAACCTAGCAGAAACCATCATTAATGAGCTCGTGCAAAAAATGGAGAAATCTGATGACTGAATTTGACGTCGCTGCCGTGGACTTGTCTGGCATTCTTAATAAGTCAGCCGAAGACAAAGCTAAGCAGTTGCCTGACCCGAAAACATTTCACATCTTGTGTGTGGTTCCGGAAGCTATGCAAGAGTATGCCGACAGTGAAGTGGGCATCATTAAATCCAGCCAGTCGATGCACTATGAAGAAGTGCTGACACCCGTGCTGTTTGTCGTCAAGCTTGGGCCTGACTGCTACAAAGACACCACTCGGTTCCCTAGCGGCCCGAGTTGCAAGGAGGGTGATTTCATCATCGTCCGACCAAATTCAGGCACCCGCCTGAAGATCCATGGCCGTGAATTCCGCATCCTCAATGATGATTCGGTTGAAGCAGTTGTGGAAGACCCCCGTGGAATCACACGTGCATCATAAGGAGCTAACGCATGGCACAAGCAGAGTTTAAGGGAGAAGACTTTGAATTTCCTGATGAAAAGGAAGCTAAGGGTAAACCCGTAGATACAGAGGCAGAAGACGACGGTTTTGATATTGAAATCGAAGACGACACGCCTAAAAAAGATCGTGGCCGCAAGCCCGACGACACACCACCTGAAGACCCAACTGAAGATGAACTCGCCACCTACGACGAGAAAGTCCAGTCGCGTCTGAAGAAATTTACACGTGGCTACCATGATGAGCGCCGTGCTAAAGAAGAAGCACTGCGTGAACGTGAGGCTGCTGAAAAGCTGGCCAAGCAATTGTGGGAGCAAAACCGCAGGCTACAAGAACAAGTTGAGCTTGGGTCAAGAGCGTACATCGAGCAGTCAAAGAGTTCCGCTGAAATGGAATTTGAGAACGCTAAGAAGAAGTACAAAGAGGCTTATGAGTCCGGAGATTCTGATGCTGTTGTGGAAGCACAGGCAGAAGTTTCACGGGCAACACTGAATTTAGACAAAGTTCAGAACATGAGGCCTTTACAATCTGAAGAAAAAGATGTACAAATACAACAACGTAGTACAAACCAGCCGCCTGTATCACAACGCGATCAACGTTGGATGCAGAGAAACACATGGTTTGGTACCGATCCTGAAATGACAGCTTCCGCCCTCGGGTTGCATCAAAAGCTGGCTAAGGAACACGGTGCTAACTTTGTGGGGTCTGATGACTACTACAAACGAGTAGATGCTACTATGCGTCGAAGATTTCCTGAGTATTTTGAAGATGCTCAGAGCGATGAAGAGGATACAACTTCGAAAAAGGTATCAGAACCGGCTTACGAGGACGAACCTCCGCGCCGTGCAACTAAACCCGCTAATGTGGTGGCACCCGCCTCCCGTAGCACTCCGCCTAATCGTATTAGGCTGAAGCAATCCGAAGCAGCGATCGCTCGCCGTCTTGGGGTTCCTTTGGAAGAATACGCTAAACAGGTTGCTCAACTAAAAAGAGGTGAATAATGGATCAAGTTTTATCGTCTGGAAAGACACAAAATCGTACTGCTCGTGAAGCGGACACTCGTCAAGTGATGCAACGCCCTGAAGCGTGGCGTCCTCCCGAAGTCCTGCCGAGTCCTGACCCACGTCCGGGCTGGGCACATCGCTGGGTGCGCACAAGCACTATGGGCACTGCCGATCCAAGTAACATTTCTTCTAAGTTACGTGAAGGATATGAACCCTGCAAAGCAGAAGAATATCCCGAACTCATGATGCACGCTACCACGGAAGGTCGCTTTAAAGGCAACATTGAAGTGGGCGGTCTGTTGCTCTGCCGTATCCCTGACGAGTTCTTGAAACAACGTATGGAGTACTACTCCAAACAAAACAAAGCTCAGATGGATTCAGTGGACAACAATTTCCTTCGTGAAAGCGATCCTCGGATGCCCCTTTTCTCAGAAAAGAAAACCAAGGTCACTTTCGGTTCTGGTTCATAAATTAGGAGTCTTTTATGGCTTATCCAACGGTAAACGCCCCTTACGGGCTCAAGCCGATCAATCTGTACGGTGGTACGCCCTTCGCAGGCGCAACTCGCCAGTACCGCATTGCTTCGGCATACGACACCAGCATTTTTTACGGCGACCCCGTAGAGATTGTTGATTCAGGCACGATCATTAAGTCTGCCATTACAACTGCCCGTGCAACTGTGACTACGTCACAGATCATTGGCGTTTTCTTGGGCTGCTCTTACGTTAACGCGCAAGGTCAGACCATTTTTGCTCAGTACTTCCCTGCTAACACTGCAGCGCCTACTGGTACAGTCATTACTGCTTACGTATGTAATGACCCCAATACGCTGTTCAAGGCTGTGATCGCTACTGGCGCTACAGCTAACGATGTTACTTCTGGCTTGTTGCCTTCCTCTACTACGCAATATACCGTTATTGGTACTAACGTAGCATTGGTGCAGAACTCTGGTTTGACTACAACTGGCGATAGCCGCGTTGCAGTTGCCTCTTCTGCTACTACAGGTACATTGCCTATGAACGTTGTTGACGTAGTTCCCGAGACATCTTATGTCAACGGTTCCGGCAACATCGTTTTCCCCGAGCTCATCGTTCGTTGGAACTTTGAGATTCATACAACCACTATCGCTTCTGGCGTTTAATCAAGGAGCTAAAACATGGCTATTTCACGCGCACAACTGCTGAAAGAGTTGCTCCCCGGTCTGAACGCTTTGTTCGGTATGGAGTATGCTCGCTACGGCGAAGAGCACAAAGAGATCTACGAAACAGAGACCTCTGAGCGTTCATTCGAAGAAGAGACCAAGCTTTCTGGCTTCTCAGCCGCACCTGTCAAGAACGAGGGCTCAGCCATCGCTTACGACAATGCACAAGAAGCATGGTCAACTCGATACACACACGAAACCATCGCCTTGGGTTTCTCAATCACTGAAGAAGCGATTGAAGATAACTTGTACGACAGCTTGTCTGCTCGTTACACCAAGTCTTTGGCTCGTGCCATGGCTTACACCAAGCAAGTTAAGGCTGCTGCAGTC